TGCGGCATGCTTGCGCGGCTGTGATTTCACGACCATGCGGCTTGCCAGATAGCCGCTCCGTTGCCGGTACGACGCGCCAATCTCGGCCGCGACGGTCGTGCCCAGCGACACCAGCGCGGCCTGCGCCTGCGCGGCGAGAAACGATGGCAGCTGCTTGAACTTGCTCTGCTGCACCGTGACGCCGCCGAGCGTGAACTTGATCACAGCGCCTCCGCGACCACCAGCACCAGTTCGCGCCGCGCTTCCTCCGGGTCGCGCAGCCCGAGCACCTGGAACACCCGCGCCCCGCGGTCGGGGTCGGTGTAGGTCAGCCGCGTCTGTACCGTGACGCCGGGGTGATACGGCAGCGTGACGGCATGCGTGCCGCTGGCGACGAGGGTATCGGCCGTGAGCCGTTCCATATCGGCACTGGCGAGCGCGTCGAGATGCACCCACATCGTGGGCGGGTCGAGCGCCGCCCAGGTCTCCGTGAACCCGCCCGCGCCGTCGGGCACCGGAGCGCCGGGGTTCTCCAGCGTGACGAGCTTGTCCATGCGGCCGACGGCCATCATGCGAGCACCGGATCGGTAAACCGCCGCAGTAGCCCCAGCGCCAGCCGCGGCAGGTCGGCGCCGTCGTCACGGACGGGACTGGTGTCGTCGGCGTCATCGCCGTGGAACCGCCACAACTCGGCCAGCACGACCAAGACCGCTTGCTGCGCCCGGGCTGGCGTGTCGTCCGGCGTCGTCCAGCCGAGCGCTGCCGTCTTGCCGGGTTCGTTCCGGCTGACGTAGTCCAGGACGTGATCCTCCGCCGCGGCAAGGTACTGATCGAAGGCCCGCTCCATGGGGTGCCCGTCAGGCACCGTTAAACCGATGTGGAGCTTCGCCACGGCGCGATCGACGAGGCTCACAGGGTTCCCTTCACCTGGAGTCGCCAGCCGCTCTCCGGGGCGCCTGGGCGCCCGGGTGCGGCCGTCTCGCACACCCACAGCCCGTTCTGCTGCACCTGGTCGCCGGGCTGGTAGGTGCGGTCGGCCTTGTAGGCGCCGCAGAACTGCGGGATGGCAAACCGCAAGGTGGACAGGGTCTTGACTTCGTCGCCGCGCACCGCTTGCAGCGTGACGACGCGGGGATCGGCCGGGTCTTGCACGGCGCGCAACTGGTCGAGCCCGAGCCCATCCGCGCCGTTGGTGCCGTTCGCCCCGTCAGCGCCGGCCGGCCCCGGCGGGCCGGGCACCGCGGCGCGGGTCTCCAACACGGCGATCCGCTCGCGCAGCGGGGCCAAGGCCGCTTTGACGGTGAGCGCCACGATGTCAGCCACGGCCGCGGTGTTAGCCATGCAAGACCCCGCCTTCCTCAAGTGCCTTCGCCAGGATCCCGGTGAACGCGTCCAGTTCCAGGTCGTCGTCGTCATCGGCGTCATCGGCGGGCGCCGCGGCCGGCGGCACGGCGGGCAGCTCGCGCGGGCCGCTCAATTGGGCCAGCGGCCAGTTCTGCTGCTGCATGTAGACGTGATTCCCGCCCGGCACGCCACCCAGCCCGAAGTACTTGAACCGCGCTTCATCCGGGGAGAGCACGCCGCCGGTCACGGCGTCGGTCGCGGCTTTGGTGCGCGTCGCCGTGTCCATCCACAGCAGATCGTCCACATCGAATTCCGTCCCGTAGGTGACGCCGGGGACCGACGTGAGCCCGAGCCCGTCGTCGAGCGCCAACTCGAGCGACACGATGTGCGACTGCAAGCACTGGCTGTAGAACTGCTGCACCAGCGGCTCGTTGTTCGCGTACGGCACGGGCGCCGAATTGACCAGCGACACCGGCACATGGAAACAACTGCAGATCGTTTCCGTGGTCATCTTGAGCTGTTCGATCAGCTGCGCATCGACCGCGTTGACGGTCGTCGGCTGATACGTCATGCCGTCGGTCAGCAGGCCCACCGAGCCGGAATTGGCGCCGGCAAAGTTCTCCTGCCACTGCGCTTTGATGCGATCCGCGGCCTCCTTGGTGATGGCGGCCGGCACCGTGATCACGCCACCTGGGGACGAGCGATTCGCAAAGAACGTCGCGCTGGTGTCGAGAATCTTGAGTCCCTGCGTCGCCGCCAGCGCCGCCGCGGCGATCGGACTGAGGCCCACCAGCGGATGCGCCAACGGGGTCAGCTTGTCGTGGATGATCTCGGACGCGGGGACCGCAACGCCCTCGGACGGAATGCCCGCCAGGTCATTGGGGCGCAGCTGGTAGTAGACGGCGCCATCCGGCGCGACCAGCACCGTCACATGCTGGGGGTCGAGAATATCCAGCGCCACCACGACGCCGCGCGCATCGCGCGACTTGAGCACGTAGGTGTTGCCCCACTGCAACTTCGACGCGACCCAATACTCAATGAATTCGTTACTGAGCTGGTAGCGATTCGGCCGCCGCAACACCGGGGAAAACGCCGGGCTCGACGCCTCCACCCAGATCCCCTGGTCGGTCAACTGCACCAGCCGGAGCCGCATCTTGCCGAGCGATTGCGCGATCAGCGTCACGCAGCTGTAGACGGTGGGATTGGTGATCGCGACCCGCGGCGCCAGGATTTCCGCATTCTGCTGCCAGGCGCCCGTGAACGGTTCGCGGACCACGCTGAACCAGCTGTTCGGCCCGCCCACGGCGACGCCCGCCGGGACCGTGGAGGATCCCGCCGGGCGTCGCGTCAGCTCGTAGCCAAACAACCGCATCCGTTACGCCTTCGCGCCGCGGGTCGGCGAGTCCGCGGCCATCACGCCGCCGGTCGGCGCCGGCCAGGCGGTCGCCGTCAGGTACTTCACCGCGTTCGTCCCCACACGGAGCCAGTTCGCGAACCGCTCCGCGCGCAGGCCGACCGTGTTGGTCTGCCACAGCGAGACGTACACGGTCGTCGCATCGGCGGGCGAGGCCGGCGCGCTGTCCATCTGCAGCGACGCTTCGGTGCTCGCGTCAATGGTCACGCCGCCGTCATCCGCGTAGAGAATCAGATCCGGCTGCAGCGCCACGACGTTCGTCCCGGCGACGGTGCTGGTGATGAACGTGAGCCCGCGATAGCTGCCGCCGCTGATCCCGACGCCGGGGAATTCCGGCGAGCCGTCGAGGTTCGTCCGGAACGACAGCGAGAGCGCGTTACTTGGGGACATCACGAACGTGACGCCGGCCGGCGAAATCCCCGCGGCGACGAAGTGATTGATCAGCCCCATGATGTCGGCCATCGGGTTCGTGGTCGCGGCGGCCGTCGCCGCGCCGTTGGTGATGCTGGCCGGGTTCACGCCCGCGACCGCGGCGACCGCGGGATCGAGAAATTGCGAATCGAGAAACGCGGCGATGCCCGCGACCATATCGCGCCGGACGAGATCCTCGGCCTTCGGATTCGACAGCCGGATCAACTCCTGCGTCAGCACCACGATCCCGGCGACCTTGGTGATCCCCAGGCTCTGCGAACTGAACGCGAGCTTCGTCACCGGCTTCGGCTTGCTCTCGCCGACCCACCCGTAGGTACCACCAGCGGTCTGGGTCGGCACTTTCGTATTGAACGGGACTTGCCGGAGGCCGGGAATCTTGTCGATCACCGTGGCCGCCCGCAACAGCTCGATAAATTCGCTGGAAATGTTTTGATTGACCAGCGGGGCGGCCCACGTCGCATCGGTCACCGTGCCCGGCGCGACCGCGGCCTTGAGCGCCAGCGCCACTTCGGGCGTGCTGTCATCCCACCGCTTCGCGTACTCCGCGGCCTCGTAGTTGTTCCCCTTGCAGATCAACTTGGCGCAGGCGAGCCGCACGAACGCGGTCCCCTTGGGGACGGTCGGCCGGACTTGCACGAACGGCCGCACGGGCGCGGCGATCGGGGTCGCCTGCGTCAGATTCAACGCGTCCATTTCGCGCAGCCGTGCCAGGTGCGTGTCCAGCGCCTTGACCTTGGCGGCATGGCTGTCGTACTTCGCGGACTGGTCGGCGTCGAGCGTGCTGCCATCGGCGGGCGCGGCCATCAGGTCGGCCATCGTGGCGAGCGCGGTCTGTTTCGTGGCTTCGTGCGCGGCAATCTGTTCGGAATAGGTCTGCTGCATGATGCGTCTCGGAAGTACGCCCGCATCGCCGGGCAGGGTGTGGCCGATCGCGGCCGATTTGATGTTCGTGATCGTGGCGGCGACGTTCATGGGGATCGTGACGGCGCTGCATTCGGCCCACATCCACCGCTTGATATGCGCGCCGCCCGACTTGAGCGGCACCGCTTCGAGCGGCCGGAACCCAATCGAGAGCCCGCGCACCAGCCGCGCCTTGACGGACTGCCACGCTTCATCCAACCGATCGCGCAGCGTGCCCGCCTCGGTCACCTGGGCAAATTTTGCGGTGATGTGAATCCCGTCGGGCATGACGCGCGCCGCGGTGACTTCGCCCACCGGGCGCCCCTGGTCGTGTTGCCACAGCAGCGGCATCGGCAGCGCAAACACGGCGCCGGCCGGCTCGACGATGTCCCCGGATCGGTCGGCGGCCGGCGTCGTGGCGAAGCCTTCGATGATGCGAGCCTCCGCATCGACGGACTTGATTTCGAGCAGCGCGCAGGCCCGATCCATGAGTGCCGCGTAGGATGCAGCACACTTTGGGGAATCCGTGAGAAAAGAGTTTTTTTCAGGAGTCGATGAAGGCCCGACGGATCACCAGCCGGCGCACATGTTCCGGCACCGTGCAGCGTGCCATCGTGGCTTGTTTGTAGAGCCGATCGTACTGCGTTGCCGGCAGCCGGATCGTCACCGACACCGACGCCCGGCCGGGTTCCAGGGGCCGACGCCCGCCGGGCTTCGGCGGTTTCACGGCGCCCCCAGCCACATCACCTCAAACGTCGGGGTCGGCGGCGTCGGCGCCTGCCGATCGCGCCGGTCGATCGCCAGGATGAGCGCAACCACCAGATCGATCCGATCCGTCGACAGCGCCTTCGACGGCTTCAGGTTCCCCGCCGCATCGGTCTCCACCGCGACCCGGTTGACATGTTCCCGCAGTACCGGATGGCCGTCATGCCGCAGCGTGCGCGAGAGCACCGCCGTCTCCAGCGACTTGGTCGGCGCCGACAACGCCGCGAACCCCTGCCGAATCGGCACGCACACGAAGCCGTCCTGGGTCGAGAGCCGCTGGATCAAGTCGGTCGCATTCCAGGGGTCATAGGCGACTTCGCGTACCTCGCTGTCGACCGACCACGCGCGCAACTCCGCCCGCACGCGCTCGTAGTCGATCACGTTCCCCGGCGTGACGTGAATCCAGCCGCGGCGCTGCCATTCGTCATACGGCAACCGCTCCCGCGTCACCCGATCGCGCAGCTTGGCCTCCGGCACGAAGCACGCGACCCGCACATCGAACCCCAGCCCGTCGGCATCGGGATAGACGCCCACCAGCGCCGTCGTATCGGTGGTCGACGACAAGTCGAGCCCGACATAACACGGGCGCCCGGTGTAAACCGGCGTCGGGCCGACGCACGCTTCCCACGCCGCCAGCGCAATCCACCGCGAGGCTTGCTCCGTCCACTGATTCAGATACAGCCGTCGAAAGCTGTTTTCCTGCGCGGGGATTTCCTGCGCCCGCTGGCACATGATGCGCATCTCTTCGAGCGAACGGAAATCTCCGAGCGCGGGATTCGCGACGCGCCAGGTCTTCTCCTTGCGCCAGTCGGCCTCGGCCGGCGCCTCGTAAATCACCGGCAGAAACGTCGGGTCGATCGACGGGTCGGCCAGGACGCGCTTCCCATGCGCATACAGCTCGTAGAGAATCGACTGCCGGTCGAACCCCGCCGTCGAAATGGCCATCATCAACGGCTGCGCCCGCGTGCTCTGACTCGTCGCGAGCACGTCCCACAACTCCCGCGTCGGTGCCGCATGCAACTCGTCGTAAATCACCACACTCGCGTTAAAGCCGTGTTTCGAGTACGCCTCCGCACTGATGGCCCGGTAGATGCTCCCGCTGGCCGGATGGACGATGCGTTTCTGGGAATCCACGATCTGGACTTGGGACTCCAATTTCGGATCGTTGCGGATCATCTGCGCCGCGACATGGAACACCAGCGCGGCCTGGTCGCGGTCGGCCGCCGCGCTGTACACCTCGCCGCCGACTTCCCCATCGTGCAGCAGGAAGTAGACGGCCAGCGCCGCCGCCAGCTCCGTCTTCCCGTTCTTCCGCGGCAGCATCAGCAGGCACGTCCGGTATTGCCGCGTCCGGTCCCGGCGCTGCTTGAACAGCCGCCGCACAATCCGCGTCTGCCACCGTCGCAGCTGAAATGTTTGCCGCGCGTGCGGCCCTTTTGTATGCGTGAGCGCGTTGATGTACGCAATCGCGCGGTCGGCCTGGCGCGGATGAATCGTCGGGGGTAAGAGCGCGGTCGGCGTCAGATCGTCGGGGAGTGGCCCCATGCGATCGGGGCGGTACGTCCCCCGTGCGACATGGTACGCAACGGGTTTCGCGTGGGGTCCAGAACGCCCAGGTTTACCGGCCATCGGCAAGATCGGGCCGAAATTCGCGGAAGAC